CTCTACCTGTAACTTTTTTCAATCTCTTCAATTCTTCGAGTAAAACTGCATTATTTTCACCCACACTTTCACAGAGGTATAAAACATCGTCCGTAAAAAGATAGGTCTAAACTTGGCATGTTTCTTTATAAAGAAGTAAGGTAAAAATTTGATTGTAGTGTGCATGTCACATGTTATTTTTTCGTGTATTTTCATTTCCTTTCTAAGTGCAAGTTACTCTTAGGATAGAATAGAAACCTTTATATACTATTAGTTACTAATAAATAAAATAGCAAAGGAATATTATATATATTATAGCCAACGGTATCGATTTTTTTCAAAATCTGCGAATATTGACTATATTCACACTTTTTTCAGTTTTGTCTAACAATGCCAATGTTTCGTGGTATTGAATTTCTTGTAGGACAAGTGTAATGATAGTGTAATGATGTTATTACACGCTATTATATTTTGATAATCATTACATGTAAGAAATATATAATGTACATATAGTAATATACATAGTACTTGTACAGTACTTATGAAATTCCATTTCATGTAAGACTAGCGTAATACACATCATTACATGATTCTTACCCTATACCTATTTGCAAATCGGTTTGCAAAAAGATTTGTACAGTACTTGTACAGTACTTATGAAATCCTACTTGTAATGAGATTCTTGTAGGACAAGTGTAATGATAATTCTTACTGATAATAGATTTGCAAATCTATTGTACATAGTACTTGTACAGTACTTATGAAATTGCATGTCATGTAATGACCATCTTACATCTATAAGAATAGGGTAAGAAAGTAGTATACATATTCATTACATGATTCTTACTGATATGGATCTTCAGGTAAGACAAGAGTAATAATAATATTATAATATATTATGATACTGTCCTTACACGTAACTTACATAACAATCCAATTACAAAATAATTATATACTATATTCTCTTATACTATACTCAATGGTTATAACAACTTGTAAAGTATGTGGAGGAGCATATGAAACCACAGAAGAGGATGCAAATATTCCTCTTTCATGTGTAGGTGAGAAAGATAGGATCTGTAATAGTTGCTACTTGAAGAAGATTTGGCAGGATGAGACATTGCATACGTTTTGTGTGAGGGATGAGTAATGTATGACCCATTATTTTGTGAGTGCTGTGGGCAGTCTATAGCAGAACTACGTAAGGAAATAAAAGAGAATGGTGTTCCAGTTGTAGCGGGTAGTAAACAACTGAAATGTGGTAATCACTATCTAAAAGAAAATGGTGATGTTTACACTACCAGTATCTACATGGACTACTGTAGTGATTGTGGCGCAAAACTCGAATATGAGGATTACAAGTTATTTTATGAGACACATCCGTGGGGTTCAACTACTGCTACTGAAACATTGATTGGTGGTTACAAGTGTCATGCGTGTGGGTATGAAACAGAGGTGTAAAAGATGAATGTTGGTGAATTAATCGAGGAATTAAAAAAATATGAATCTGAAATGGAGGTTAAATATTTTTACCTTGATTCATGTGGACGCATAGTAGGCGAGATAATTACTGAAATTGAAATATGGTATCCAGATGAAACAGATAATTTTGAAGAATTTGTATTAATTTCTTAACTTTTTCTCATTATTCTTACACTTTTCTTAACTTTTTCTCATTTTTTTCCGAAACATTTAAATAGTAGTATTTTTAGATATTATACTATCTATTTTTTATTAACTATTTTTCGAGGTATCTTACATGAAACAGGGTGTAAAAGTTGGAGACAAAATTGTTTCCAATAAAAATGTAAAGGGTTGTGTGTTTTGTCAGAATCCAGATTTAAGTGCAGTAGTTGACCCGATTCTTTTTACGGCAAGTATTCCCATTAATGAACTGAAGAGTAAACTTGAAGCAGATGGTATATTTGTTGATGTTGCGGATCTCAAATTACATCGTGAACATATCTTTTTTGAATATGATGAATCTGCTGAAACTGATTTAGATAGTGAGATTCAGAAGATTAAGGATTCTGAGAATGTTGATGTTATTACTGAGGAACTTGCCAAGATCAATCTACTTGAACGTAGGATGATTACAGAGGGTAAGGAAAATACACCTACTCATGCAAAACTCTTACGTGAAAAGCGTGAACTCCTTTTGCTGAAAGCGCGTCTTGACGGTGAAATTGTTGATAAGGTTGAACACATTGTTCCTGCCTGGGTGCAGTATATTCCAGATGAATAATGTCGAATATTGTTTATCATGGTAAACGCCTCACTCTTTTCAATATTGCAAAATACATGCTTGGTTACGAGAAAATAACTGAGGATGTTCATAAAGAGTGGTGCGATAACCTTGAAGAAGCAATCAAGACTCACAAACGTATCATGCGCTTGAAACCGCGTGGAACTTATAAGACTACTATCTATGATGTTTCTTTTGTAATTGATAGATTACTTGATGATTACGTAAAACACGATGGAAAGTTCACCTTACGTATTCTCATTACATCTGCTACCAATGATTTAGCAGAGCAGATTCTTTCTGAAATCAAGGAACAGTTAACAAAGAATGAAAATATTAAACAGTTCTTTGCTGACTTTGGAAATGATAATCCCATTACAAGAGAGAATCAGCAAGAAATTATTTTAAATCCACGTATTATAAAGAAAGAACCAAACCTTAAGGCGCGTGGTGCTCTTGCTGCTTTAACGTCAGAACATTATGATATTATCATATGTGATGATGTATGTTATGATGATAAAACGGAGATTCTTACAGATAACGGCTGGAAGTTGTTTAAGGATTTAGAGAAGGGTATTGATCTTGTCGCTACATTGAATCCTAATACTAATGAAATTGAATATCAAAAACCAATTCGTTACATTGAGAAAGATTACAAAGGTGAAATGATTGGGGTTAAACAAAAGTTTCTTGATATTCTTACAACACCTGATCATAATTATTGGTTTAGAAGAGCAGCACCAATACATGATTATAAGTTAGAATCAGCAGAAGAAATTTATGGATTAAATGGCTATTTTCAAAAAAGTGGTGTTTGGAAAGGTAAAGAAATAGATACATTTGTATTACCAAAAATGGTTTTAGGTAATGGTGCTAAAAGAGATGAAGTAAAAATTAAGATGGATGATTTTCTTGCATTTCTTGGTTGGTATATTTCAGAAGGCCATATAAGTTCAAGAGGTGGAAAAAATTATAATAGTGTAAGCATTTGTCAATCACCTACAGTCAATCAAGAACAATGTAAAATTATAGAAGATTTATTTAAAAGATTACCCTTTGAGTATAAAGTTTATACACATCAGGATGGTAATAGAAATTATTACACAATTCATTCAACGCAATTAGCAACATACCTTGCTCAATTTGGAACAAAATCCTTTAATAAAAAAGTTCCACAATTTATTAAAGACCTATCACCAAGACAAATAGATATTTTTTTAAATAGTTATTTTCTTGGTGATGGATATTTGAAATATGGGTATCGTGAATATTATACATCTTCACCTTATTTAGCAAATGACTTACAAGAGTTAGTTTTGAAAATAGGAAGATGTGCATCACTTAGTAGTAGAATGCGTTTAAATCCTTTTTCAAAAAGTAAAAAATTTAGACATAGATGTTATTTGGTTCATGAATTATCACCAGGGACAAATGAAACTGAAGTAAGAAAATGTCATTGGTATAAAACAGATTACGATGGTAAAGTATATTGTGTTGAAGTTCCTAATCATATTTTATTTGTAAGGAGAAATAATAAAACTGTATTTTTAGGAAATTGTAATAACGCAGATCGTGAATCTGCTGCTATTCGTGAGCAGAAGAAGCGTTGGTATAAAGATTTAATCTCCATTTTGGAGCCTGATGGTCTTTTAATGGTAATAGGTACCAGATGGTCCGACGCAGAATTATACGGCGAAATCATCGAACAAAATCCAAAATTGCCTGATTTTATGCGTTATGATATTGAAATTGATTCCATTGTAGATAAAGATGGTAATCCAAAGTATCCTTCAATTTATAATGAACAAAAGATTCAGGCACTACGCATTGAGAAAGGTGCAGTAGAGTTTTCAAGTCAGTATTTAAACCAACCGCTACCCTCTGAGACACAGTTATTCAAACTGGAGAACTTGCAATATTACACTGAAAAGAAAATGCCTCAAGAACGCGCACAGAATCCTTACTTCAAGGATTGTAGGCATGTTATCTATGTTGATCCGGCACTTGGTAACGAAAATGATTTTTGCGTTATTATAGTAGGTGCAATCAAAGACCATGTTCTTTACGTGCGTGATTGTTGGTTAAGTAATACATCACCGCCAAATGTTTCTATTGAGAAGATGGTGTATTATTACAACTTTTATAATTGTGAAGAACTTGGAATCGAAACAAACGGTTTCCAGAGTCTTATTTCTCAATTCCTTAAAGAACGCAATGATAAAATCAAAGACATGCGTAAGCGCATGAAAATTAAAGAAATTAAGAATCAGAAGAAGAAACGGATTCGTATTGAATCTGTTGAACCGTTTGTTACATCGGGCAAAGTCCTGTTTCGTGATGATTGGACTGAAGCGTATCCTGAACTGATTAATCAATTAGTGCGATACCCGGTTCACAAACACGATGATGCTCCTGATGCACTCGAAGGACTTGTAAGAATGACGATTAACAAGAGTGCGGTGTTTAAGGAGAAAGGAAAGCGCGGTAAACGTAAATTCATGATTGGTATAAATAGGAGATAATAATATGACTGATACAACAAATGCAGCAATAGATTTAGAACAGAAGAAATCTAAAATTGTAAAGGTTTTTGCCTCCA